GTCAGCATCTCCTCGTCCCCCTCAAAGTCGTTCAGTCGGACGACCTTGAAGGGCTTGCCGGGGTGGGTCAATTTTCGATGCCGATTACTGCGATAGGTGGGTCATTATTCCATGCCGATTCACACAAGATCAGCATAGGCATTTTGATAGTCCTGTGAGCTCGCGTTCTTCAGGTCAAACGTACAAAATACCAGATAACTCATGGTGTCCTCCAGACGGTTGCAGTTGATAGGTCAACAACCTTTACATGAAAATTTAGTCAGCGGAAGTCTCTTAAAAGTTGTATGACAGTATGACAAAAAAAAGCCCGCACAGAGCGGGCTGAAAATCTTCAAAAATAGGGCGAGCTTGACTATTTTGTCATCGTCTCCGAGGATGAGCTTTTAAGCGCGTTCCTCTCAGACGGGATGTCACCTCTGTTTAGCATGCTTTTAAATACGTAGTACACATCTGTCTTAGACCCTTCTTTTCGCAGTGTATACGTATCGTTTATCCATGCGAAATACACGTCTTTGTTTTCAACAAAATATTTAAAAAAAAGTCTATATCTAGGCGGAAGATGACGCTTTGCCCTTCTCCAGTCCCGGTGCTTTTTCCCAAGAGTATTCCCCAAAAAAAACTCTTTCTTCGTTGGATCTTCAGAAACATAATCCACAGACTCAATAATTGAAGCAAATAATTTTGCTTGGGGCGAGTTCATATATGACTTTGGACTCGTCATCTTCATTTTGATGATTGAGTCATACATGGCCTGCATCACTTCAACGAAAAAGGTGTGGTAGTATTTTCTCCAAACCATATTTACAGCGAGCCCCTGATTTCTCTAGCGAGGGCGCGCATCCCTTCCATATCAAAATCATCTTCGCTCAATAAATTATTCTTGCTCGCAATGTCCTCTGCGCATTTTTCTAAAATATCATTCAAATCTGATTCGTGCACCACGAGGAGCCCAGGGTACTCTTCCCCATACCTGCGCTGCCACTCGACTATGTATACAGACGCCTGGTCCTCATCCCCAAGAGCCAAACAGGACATGATCATGGCGTCGAGAGACTTCCGTTGACCGGACTTTTCGAACGCGGTCTTTGCAGCCGTAAACGCCCGTTCATATTCGTAGATATACAGGAGAGATGTAGCGTAATGGTCGTAGGCTATGGGATTTCCGCCGGAAATCTGGATTGCTAATTCGTGCCACCTGACCAGTTCTGTAAGGTCGTCTTGTATGGCTGCCAACATGCCACGGATTGCGGCTGCGTCTGCGGAAAATTCGGGGAGCTCGAACAGCCTCTTTGCCTCCAGTTCGCAACGACGAAGTTCCAACATGTCATGTGGACATTGCTGGCCAAGTTGGTTTACCCTTGAGATCAGTTGATCGATCTGTGTTGCAGGAGCTGGAGATGGCGTCATGACAATCTCCTAGTTGTTAATAACATGCTCATAGCGCCCGGCTATAGTCTTCTCACGCTTACGTCAAATGATAATCCCGAAATCGTAAGTTGGCTATGCCTTTTCCAGTTCGTCGCAAAGCACCACCTTCACGCCTCCCGACACCAGCACAAACATCCGCCACCTGCCGTCAACGCCCTGGAAGGGCGGGCTCGCTGCAAAGCCTTTTTCCTGCCACTCCCGCCCGATCTCTTCATCTCGAACAGGCACACGAACCCTGTCGTGGTGGCGGATCATAGGCGCTGGCTGCTCTTGCGGACCTAGGCCTGCGGACCTGACCGCAAGTTCCAGAGCTGCCAACGTCGTCAAAAACAAATACTTCTCGGATTCGGTCCGCATCCACTCCCTGTCGACCTTGATACGGTATAGACCGACAGGCCCGCCGAAATGCGTGGCATCGTAAAGCCGTAGCTTCACGGCCTTGCCGTCGGACGTCTTGACGCTGATCCGAAGCTCTGGATTCTGTTTTTTATTTTTCATTTTTTAACCACTATTTTGCGGAAATTTTGACACACTTTGAATAAAAAAAAGCGGGCACGCTGCCCGCGCATCACCCTTCCTGCAGACTCTTAATCCCTTCCCCAATGGCGCATAAGACGCACTCCGGATTCGAACACTTGTGATAGCGGACCCTCATCCCCCCATCTAGCGGCATGACCTTGTACGCCCGCAGCCTGGTAGCCCCACAGCCCGGACAGACCGCCCCGTCTCGGCTATCGTAGATCACGCCAGTCCTCGCCATCTCAACAATCAGGACAAACCGTTTCGCCGCCTGCTTCATGGGTGTCTCCCGAACATCTGTCTGCCTCCGGTATAAGGGTTGACGGACTGCGACGGCGGTGGAGCTGGGGCCGGAGTCGGCTCTTTCTCCCACATCTTGATGCCGAGGATGTCGGCCGCGATCAGCGAGTAGTGCGCCACGTCCCACGCATGGTTTGCCTTGCCCTTGGGGCAGACCCAGTATCCGGTCTTTTGGTCCTTGTATTCCGCGCACATGCCCTTGGCCCATTCGTCCGAGATCTCGCCATGATAATGCCACGCGCCCGGATCGGTCGGAGCCACACGCAGGCGCGTGGACAGCTTGTCCTTCCAGAACGTCGTATGCCCACGCAGGAGCTTGAGACCTCCCGGAAACGGCTTGTTCGTGCCGGGGTAGCGCAGGATCGGCGAGTAGGCATACTTGACGTTCATCCGCTGCACACCCTGGTAGGGCAGAATGAGCCCGCGGTGGGCCGAACAGAAATCATAGACCTCCGTCGTGTAGTGGCCCATGGCGTCGATGATCGTCAGTTGCACCGGGTAGATCACGCCGTCTTCGTCGGTGTACGCCTCTTCCCACAACACGCGCCTGAGCGAGTCGAACGCCGGGTGATAGCGCCAAGGGCACTCTGTTCCTTGCGGTCTTGTCTTCACCTCCCAATCAACGGGGAGGAACCCTTCGCGCACGGACCACGTTTCTTCCGCGATGCCCCAGCCCTGGGCGCGGATCTCGTAAAAAAAGCCGTCGTCCTGGGTGTCGACCGTGGCCACCAGCGCGGCCACCTGTCCCCCGCCGGGAACGAGGCCTCTGGGCCGGTCGTCCTTGAGCGCCAAAATTGAATCTTCCTCACGGACCGAATGACGTTCTTCCCAGGGTTCGCCCTTGAAGTTGTTCTGCAGATCCTTGGCAATCGATTCGTCCTTGCTCTGCTGGTAGGCAAGGGCCTTGGACGCAACTTTCGACAGGCTGGAAAACGGAGAGATCCACGCGGGGATGTGGAAAGCGATGGCCATGGGCGAAGCGTCCCGCAGGTGGTTTTCGAGCTCCGCCCCGGTGGCATCCTCGCGCCACACGCCACGCCGCACCGCCATGTCCCTGTCCGCGTCTGACCACTGGGCGTCGCAATGCTGGCACTCGTACCATGCCAGGGCACCCGATTCCATCTTGACCGGGTCGGTCACGGCGTCCGGCCATTTGATGCGGTCAAACTCCATCAGCAGTTCGGACCCGCAATATGGGCAGACCACGTGATAGCGGTATCTTGCCTCAGCTGCGAGCCATGCGGCGTGGATGCCGACGTTCTTGAGGGTAGGGGTGGACAGCTTCCAGATTCGCGCCTTGCGCCTCCAGGTCGTGACGCGCTTTTCAGCGAGGTCCTCGGAGGAGGCTTCGCGCTTGCTGGACTGGTATTTGTCCAGCTCGTCCATGATCAGGTATCGGATCGGTTTGTTGCCCAGTCGCGCAGGCGATCCGGACCAGGCCATATGCAGGGGCATGTGGCGCAAATTGATGCGCATGGATGACAGATCGTCAGCAGCTCCGGTCAAATACTCGGACAGCCGGGCGCTGGCCTTGAGCATCGGAATGATGCGGTCCACGGCGTTTTCGCGCGCGGTCAGTTCGTCCGGGTAAACGTACAGGGCCGGGCCCGGTGCGCGATCGATGGCGTAGCCGACACAGTTGTGCACCGCCTCGGTGCCGCCGATCTGCGGGGCCTTCATCATCACGACCGTTTGCACGGAAGGATGGTAAGAGGCGTCCATGATGCCCGCAAGGCAGGGGTTGGCCGCGTTCTTCCACTTGCCCGGCAAGGAAGAGTTGTGCACCACGCGGTGCCCTTCGGCCCACGCACTGACCCGCATTTGTCGCCGCCGCCGGAATACGGCGCGCTCGCCTTTGCCCATGCTGACTTCCCAGGACGTCTTGCCCAGGACCAGGACCTGCCTGGCTGTCTCAGGATGCAGCCACGCAGGCAGCGGAGCGGATATGCGCCTATTCTTCGACATGTTCTTCGTGCCCGGGGATGGCGATGGTGAAGTTTATAGGCCGTGAAAACTCGTTCAGGGCTTCGTCCAGGTGTTTCTCGATTTCGCGCATGAGATCGTCCGCACGGTTCTTGTCGCCGCCTGCGGCCTGGACCAGTTCTGGCGTGGCAACCTGCAGGGCGCTGCGCAGTCCAACCGACAAAGCCATCGCGCGGCCAGCAAGCTCCAGGGCGATTTCGTCACGCAGGACGTACTTGCCCTGTTTGACTTCGCGGTCGAAGACGATGGACCTGCGCTTTTCCTGCAGGCTCAGTACCCGTTCTTCCTGCTCCTGCTTGGCCAATGCGGACAGGTCGTCAGTCTGTCTCTCGGGCAAGGCAACCGCCTTCAGGCTTGCGGCGTAGCGGTCCACGTCGGAGCGCCGAAACGTCCCGTCCTTTTGCCGCCTGAGAAACCCGGCGCGCACGTCCTTGTAGAGCTTGGCCTGCTTGATTTGCCGCGTCTCCTGTAGGTAGGAGAGGACGGACTTGATGTCGGTAAACTGATTGTTATTTTGACTGCCCATAGCTTCCTTCAGCATCCTGGATGCGCGATCCAGCGCCGAGAGGTTGGCGGCAGATGGGTCCGCCTTAACAAGCCGCTTCGCCTCCTCTTTGGCGCGCAGTAATACGGGCACGTCAGTGCCGCTGCTGCGCTCCAGCAGGGATTCTAGCTCTTGAATATCAGCCATACATAAACCTCTTTGCGCTTATCGCTTTTTTATGGGTGGGTCTCTTGACGCACGCCACCCGTGGAGCTAGGCAAATAATCGTGTCTGGTATCGGCCTAGCCTGTACCTCACCACTGCGGGCGGTATCTCTAG